ACGGGCAATACACCACAGACAGGCGATAGTTTCGCCCGGATTGGCGCGACTGGATCAGGACTTACATCTCTAGCCACGCAAGCAAGCGTCGATACCATTGATGACTTCCTTGATACCGAGGTAGCCGCAATCAAGGCCAAGACCGACAGCCTGACATTCACGGTTGCTGGGCAAGTTGATGCAAACATTCAGTATGTCAATGACGTAGCCGTAAATGGCGTTGGTACGGCGGGCAATCCGTGGGGGCCATAATTGACTAGCGCATGGGGCGATTCGTGGGGTTTAGCGTGGGGTGATAGCTGGGGTTCAATTGGAATCGTAGCTGAAACATCACGGCGGGCAGGGGGTGGAGGTTGGGTTGCCGATCCGCGCCGCCGTATTGTTAATACTTATAAATCAGCCATTACCCGCCTTGATGACATAATCGAGGAGTTTACTGAGAAGCCAACCAGCCCTGTTCTTCAGGTTGCGGCAGCGCAAGAAATAAAAATACTACGCGATAAAGCATCAATTATCCCCCTCCCGGATACGTCACTTACACTTGAACAAGTAATTGAAATACGCGAGATCGTTAAGACAGAGATAGCTCGCATTGTGGCGTTGCAGGATGATGACGAAGTCATAGCCCTTTATCTTCAACAAGATAACACAACAGATCTGTTATTAATTTTGCAACAGCTAATGATGCAGATATTGCAGTGGAGCCAAACAAGGCCGGGCTTGGCAGCAATTCTACAGCACTCAAAAAATGGCCTTGAATAAACAGGAAGGACGATATACTATGGAAGATACAAATGCTGGTATTCCAGCGACATCAGTTGAGGCAACTCAACCTGAAACACAGGTCAACGAGGCAGCAGCAACGGCAACAACTGAACAAAATTCAGAGTCGCCACAAACGCAAGCAAAGCCTTATAACGATCCTGAGAAATTAGCAAAGGCACTTGACCGCAAAAACAGGGCTATAGGCCGTAAAACAGCTGAATTGCACGAAGCCCGCAGGCGCATTCAAGAGTTGGAGCAAAAATCCGCACCATCGCAGCCCATCAATCCAGCCCCGGCGGCACTGAAGCCAGAAAGCTTCCCTACAGTCGAGGCGTATTTTGAAGCGGTTGCCGAAGCAAAAGCGGACGCAAAAATCAGAGAATATCAAACCAAGAACGAAACGAATGCTAAGGAGCGCCAAGCATCCGATTATCGGGCGCAACGGTTAGCCGAAGCAGACGCAAAAGCCGAAGAACTTAAAAAGCAAATCCCTGATTTCGAGCAAGTATTGTCTGAATATGGGGATGACTTACAGAGCGCAGGCGCACACGTTCATGATGCGATATTAGAGGCCGACGATCCGGCATTGGTTGCGTACTACGCAGCGAAAGAAGGGTTATTCGATCAGCTTAATGCTATGTCACCTATCCGGGCTGGCAAAGAGATTGAGCGTATTGAGCAGAAGGCCAAGGCTCTGATTGCTACAAAACCAACATCAAATGCACCGCCACCTCTTGCGCCAGTTAAAGGTGCGGGTGGTAGCAAAGGAAACGGGATAAGTCCTTCTATGTCATACAACGATCTAAAAAAATGGATGAAGTCTTAACCGCTGGATAAACATGGAATGGTTCCTGTTTGTCTGGCAAACAAACAGGAGCTAAAACAATGGCTAATACTATTAACAACGTCAAAGACGTTGGATCTATCATCTCTAAACTTGCGGCTGGTATGCTAGCCGATAAGTGTCAGTTTATTAAATCAATCGACAGCGAGCCTCTGGATTCATTTGGTTCTACCAACGGATACAGCCACGGCGATACTGTCAACATTAACAAACCTGCACGTTTCTCGGTTGGAACAAACGCCGACTTGACCTCTGCGCTGCAAAACGTAACGGAAGAAAAGGTTGCGCTTGCACTTGACCAACGCGCCGCTATCGGCATCAGCCTTACTTCGGCTGAGGTTGCTACGGATCTAGCGTTAAAGTCTTGGGCAAAACGCATTCTTGACCCGGCAATGTCGAGCATGGCGCAGAACATCGAGTCAACCGTTCTGACAACTGCAAAAAACGCAGTTTATAACTACGTTGGCGATATTGATGGGACTACTGTATTTGATACGGCGCTTATGCTCGGCGCACGTAAAAAGCCAGTTCAGAATCTTGCACCAATGGATGACAACATGTATGCCCTGCTGAATAGCACAGCGATGGCATCGGCTGTTGACCAGCGCAAGGGTCTGTTCCAATCGTCTGAGGACATCAAGAGCCAGTACAAAAACGGGTACATGGGCTATGTCGATGGCATGACGTACTTGGAAAACAACCTGTTGCCTTCGCATACCAATGGTAATGATGTTACGGGCGCAGCTATTGACGATGCGGCGGTTGCTACTGGCGCGTCAACCATCCACATCGACGGCATCACTACTGGCACTGGCACACTGAAAAAAGGCCAAGTGTTCACGATTGCTGGCGTTTATGCGGTTCACCCGATTACGAAGGTAACGCGTTCTGACTTGCAACAGTTCGTTGTCACGGCAGATGTAACGGCCTCCGGCGTGTCTGATGCTGATGTCAGCATTAGCCCGACAATCTACGGCCCGACAAGCGGCGTGTTGCAAAACGTGTCTGCACTTCCGGCTGATGACGCAGCTATTGTTTTCTTTGGCGCTGCGTCGTCTGTTATTGAGCAGAACCTTGTTTACCACAAAAACGCTTTCCGCTTCGTATCTGTTCCGCTGATGAAGCCTAGCGATTCGCACATGACGGCACAGGAAACTGTGGACGGTATGACTGTTCGTGTATGGCAAGCGTCTGATATCTTGACTGACAAGATGATCTTGCGACTTGACGTGCTGTATGGCTTCTCTGCTGTTCGCCCTGAATGGGCTTGCCGTATCGGTTACTAATCACTCCCTAGAGGTGGCGGGTAACACCGCCACCTCCCCATATAAGGAGGATGCATGACAACAGTTAATGACATTGTTACGGGCGCTATGAAGCTGCTCGGTGTAGTATTCAAATCAGAATCCATATCATCTGACGAAGCAACAGACGGCCTCAACCGTCTAAATGAGCTTATTGCCAGCTGGTCAAATGAAGGGCTTATGGTATATGCAAAAACTTGGGAAAACTTTACGTTAACGGCCAATGATGGTGTTTATACTATCGGGACTGGCGCAGACTTTAGCACTGACAGGCCAATAGTTATTACTTCGGCATATATAAGAGAGTCATCAAACGACTATCCGCTTGAGATTATAACTGACGCACAATATGCGCTTGAGATTTTGCAAAAGACATCTACAAGCAATATCCCACAATATCTAAATTATGATAATGCGTTTCCAAACGCTACGATTAGACTTTGGCCTATACCATCAACCGCAAACGTGCTTTATCTCCAATCAGAAAAGCAATTTACTCAGTTTGCTGGTACATCTACTGACATCACCATGCCGCCGGGTTGGCTTCGTGCGTTACGGTACAATCTGGCAGTTGATCTTGCACCGGAATACGGCGTTGCCTTGCATCCATCTGTTATCGAGGGGGCAAAAGAATCCAAGGGGTTGTTAAAGTCATCTGTGTTGCGAAATAACCCCATTGTTTACGCCCCCGGATTGATGCCGAGAAGCAATGTTTATACAGGGGATGTATAAATATGAAAGTTGGTTTAGTCGGCGGCAGTTACCAAATGGCATCATTAAATTTTGATGCACAAAGAAGCATTAATTTTATGCCAACAGCATCAGAGGTTCAGGGCAGTAAAGAGCCTGTGTCTTTAGTACCAACCCCCGGCCTTTCTCTGTTTGCAACTGCTGGTGGCGGGCCTATACGTGGGTGTATTTCCTGCGGCAACGGTAGGGCATTTGTTGTATCCGGCGCTGAAGTTTACGAGATCAGCAGCACAGGAACGGCGACCCTTATAGGAACAGTGGATACATACGCAGACCCTGTTTCTATGGCCGAAAACGGGACGCAGGTGCTTATTGCAACTGGCGGGACTGGTTATATTATTACGTTTTCAACATCTTTGTTAGCATCAATTGCGGACGCACAATACCCATCTGCTGATTACGTTGTATTCAAAGACGGCTATTTTATTGTCAACAGCCCTGATACTGGCAGGTTCTACATATCCACGTTATATGACGGTACTGCATGGGATAGCCTTGATTTTGCAACAGCAGAGAGTAGCCCTGATAATCTTGTAGCCCCATTTTCCGCAGGTGGTCAATTATGGCTGTTTGGCAGCAAAACCACTGAGGCTTGGTATAATTCAGGGGATGCTGATTTCCCGTTCGCTCCTGTTCAGGGAGCTAAAATGGAGGTTGGTTGCGCTGCAAGGTTCTCTATTTCCAAGGGTGATAATACAATCTTTTGGGTTGGGCAGAGCGATGAGGGAACTGGCATTGTGTACCGCGCGACAGGCTTTTCACCTGAGCGCATATCAACGCAGGCAATAGAGAAGAAAATAGCGACAGTCACAAATATCGCTGACATCAAGGGGTTTTGCTACCAGCAAGATGGGCATCTTTACTACATCATAACGGGCGGGTCGCTTGAAACGTCTTTAGTTTACGATGCGTTTACAAAGCAATGGCATGAGAGGGCGTATCTGGACGATGGCACATACCGTCAATGGCTAGGAGTTTGGCCAATGTTTGCTTTTAGTCGCAATCTGATAGGCGACAAAGAGGGCGGCAAAATATACGAGATAGACCCAGATATATACACCGACAACGGCGACTATATAAAGCGCAGCCGGACTTTTCACCACATATTTGATGAGGGAAAGCGGTTCGTTGTCAATTACTTGCAAGTTGATTTTGAGGCAGGCGTGGGCATTACAAGCGGTCAGGGTTCAGCGCCAATTGCATGGCTTGAGATCAGCCGCGATGGTGGGCATACATGGTCAAATGAACAGCAAGCAACCATCGGCGCATTGGGTCAGTATGGTTATCGGTGCGTATGGCGCAGGCTTGGACAGGCAGAGCAAATGACGTTCCGCGTGTCGATATCAGATCCAGTGAAAGCGCACATTACGGGGGCATATATTGGCTAGTTTAGGACAACCACCTATTCAAACACCCATTCCAAGCAATGTATGGTCAGTTTGGTTTACGCAGGTATGGAAGGCGTTAAGCGGCCCCGTTAGCCTATCGCGTTATACAGTGACGACACTGCCGGACGCAACAATTAATGAAGGTGGAATCATATATGTGAGCAATGAAACAGGTGGTGGGACTGTGGCATTCTCAGATGGGGTTTCTTGGAGAAGGGTACAGGATAGGGTAGTTGTGTCTTGAACAATGTGCAGCAACATAGTAATATGGTCACATCTCCTGCACAATCAGGCGCAATAGGCGCAACCGCAGAGAACCCCCGCATATTTATAATGCCTAAACAAGACGGAATATCTGTCTTTGCTAATACAACTAACGGGGCTAAAGAAGTTGGTTTTGTGACATTGATTGAAACCCCGGCAACCATTGAGCCGCATGTAGCATGGGTTAATGGCGCGTCAAACCGAAACAGATACGAAGGGTTTTTGCTGGTCTTATCCTTACTACGCAAGATCAAGCCAGTTTTAATTATGACGCAGGCTAAAGACCATCCGTTTTTTGACAGATTTGTAAGTAAAAAGGCGCTGCGGAAAGTCGGAATTTTGAAGGATTTAGAGGTGGGCGGCTCTATAACAGACATTCACATATACCAAGCAGGGAAAGAATAGATGGGAACAATCAGTTTTATAAGTCAGATGCAGGGAAATATGTTCCCCGGCTTTGCTTTTGACACCGGAACGTCAGCTGCAATTGGGGCTGGCGGGTCATTGCTTGGCGGTATAATGGGTGGTAAATCAGCCAAGTCAGCAGCTAATACACAAGCAGCAGCCGGAGCCGACGCTCTTAAACTTCAAAAGCAGATGTTTGACTTAACTCGCGGCGACTACATGCCGTATAACACGGCGGGTCAGTCTGCATTGCGTAGGCTTTCTGACTTATTGGGTATTGAATCCGGCCAGCGAGAAACCAGAGATCAGATATATAATAGGTTAAAAGATCAATACGCAACGCCTTCAAACGCATCAAATCAACAGGCTTTTAGCAACCTATTTAGAAATGTAAACACTGGGCAAGTTTTAAGTAAGGATGCTTGGAACTCGTTAGGTGGTATGGGTGACAACGGCATAGATACTGGCGTATGGAAGCCAATCACACAGCAAGGTAGCGTATCATCTGCAATGACTCCGGGCGGACAGGCTGCTCTTGACGCGGCGGTACAAGCCGAACTTGATAAGCAACAACGTCCCGGCGATTATGGGTCGTTGTTGCAGCCGTTTGATCTTTCCAAGTTTATTAAAGAGCCGGGCTATCAGTTTAGGCTTGACGAGGGAACAAAAGCTCTTGAGCGCGGTCAGGCTGCAAGAGGATCGTTCCTGTCAGGTGCTGCCATGAAGGATGCGGCTAGGTACGGACAGGACTATGCATCTGGAGAATACGGCAACGCATACAATCGATACAACACAGATCAGGGCAACATATACAACAGACTTATGGGTGTAACAAACGTAGGGCAAAACGCCGTTGCAGGGCAATCGGCATCGGCTGCTAACTACGGTAATGCTGCTGGAGAGTTAATGCAGAATATTGGCAACGTCAAAGCGGCGGGCATCATGGGCGGTTCAAACGCAATGAACCAAGGTTTCGCCAATATGTTCGGCGGCACACAGTATGGTGGTGGCGGGTTTAATTTGAGCAGCTTGTTCGCGCCGAAGCAGGATACAGGGAAAAACTCTTACAACATGGTTCAGTACGGGAGATAACATGGCACTCGATTGGAGCATACCAATGTCCGGCAAGACCATATCCGACTATATGGGCGAGGCAGAGGATAGGAAGTTGAAAAGACTGCTTACGCAAGCGCAGATCAAAAACGCTGGCAAGCTAAGTCTGGACGACATCGTGGAGCAGGAGGCG